ACTAAAAGTACAAATTCGTCCTTCCAGTCGCCTTTTTGATTTTGAGCAATCTGTCCACTGTACTCAATTTCTCCACGTTTCATCTTTTCAGCATGGACAATTCTTGCTTCTGACATTATAATTTCAGATTTTTTCTTATTCTTATAAATCTCAGCGCCAGTTTTTAATGCTGTACCTATTAAACTCCACGGGAACATAATACTAATATGCTTTTGAACTTCTTTTTTTCTCTGCTAATACTTTTCCTTGACCTTTAACTTCCATTTCAGGTCCACCAGTACCAATATAGTTATAAGCTCTGTCAGCAGTTGTTTTTGATCTTGGATCAACTTCAATTTGCTGTTCACCAACTTTTACTTCTTGTATTTTATCCAGTTTTTCCATTTTATCTCCTTGGTTTTGATTTTCCAGCCTCAGATAAAGCAATTGCAATCGCTTGTTTACGCGATTTTACTTTTTTCTTAGACTTACCTATAGGTAATTCACCTCTTTTGAATTCCCTCATCACCTTTTTAATCTTTTTTTCTGGTTTTGTCATGTTTTTTCTCATTTTACTCGTTGCCTCCTCGCATTATTCTAACATTTGGCATCATACTACCTTGATTTTTCATCATTGAATCAACATTTGGAATTGTTTTACTCAAAATTGTCTTTTCAATTGATGTATCAGCTCGTAATTTTGCTAATTCTTCGTTTTGTTCTAGTTTTTCATCTTGATTTTGTTGATTCATCATTGCTTTCATCTTATCAAGATCCATTCTTTCCCTAGCTTCAGTTGCTTTTCGATCATTTTCCATTGCTCTAAGGTCTAATTCTCTTGATCTTAGTTTTGCAATTGGATCATTATCAAATTGTGAAGTAATTTTCTTTTCTTCATTCATGAATTCTTCCATCATTTCAGAAATTAATTGAGCTTTTCGTGATTCTATTTGTTGTTGCATCTGCATCATTCGCATTTGCATCTGTTGTGCCATCTGTGGATTCTGTTGCACCATCATTTGCATCTGTTGCATCTGTTGCAATTCACTTCTAAATTCTAATTCAATTTGTTCTTGAGCCATTAAACTAATATGTTCAAAAATATTTTTTTCTAAACTTGCCATAACCATTGGATTATTTCTTGCCATATTAGTTTCCATAAAACTTAAATGGGATTGAATATGTGCTCTATGATTTTGACCAGGGAATGCTTGGAAAGGTTTACCTCCTAAAGCAGAAATATGTTCTAACGCTGGATCTTGTGGCATAGGTTGTTGTGGTTTGATTAAAAGACCATCAATATTTTTAACACCTAATGCTTCATACATGTTTCTATATGCTTGATATAGATTATGCATTTGTGGATTTGAGGTTGCCAGCTGCAGTTCTGTTTGAGCGAGTGAGATACGCTGTGTCTGTGAAAAAATGTTGGGGTCAGCAACTGGCAATATATCTACCCGATCATCAAAATCTGATTGCATAATCATTCTTTGACCCCCAACTACATCATATGGATATTGTTGTGGTAGATATAACTTGAATACTCTTGCCATAAGTCTGAATTCATTCTTTAAGGCAGAGTAAATTCTTTTGTGTATTGCTGACATGGTTCTTGATCCACGTTCTAATAATGCAACCGTTGTACCAACTGCTGCTTGTTGATTGCCATCGCCAACTTGCATATCTGCAATAGATGCAAATCTTTGACCTGCTTGAACTACTACTCCCATTAATGCAAGTAGTGTTTGACTTGGTTCTTTAAACGGAAGCATCATAAATGAATCTCTTAAATTTCCACCCGGTGCATCGACATCTCTAAACTCTCCCGGTTGAATTGATTGTGCGTCATCTCTAATTCTTATTCCTCTCATTTTAAAACCAGCTGGCAGATTAGATAACGTTCCCGCATCTAAGAGCTGTCTTAAAGCTGCGGTCGCTGTTCTTGACAGTCCACCAATCATGTGGATTAGACCGAAACCATAAAACCCTAAACCCGGTAAAAATTTAAAGTGTACAAAATATTGTACTTTATCTTTTTTAGGATTTCCTACTTCATAGTTTCTTTTAATAGATAAAATCTCTCGTGAAGATTCTTCTACAGTTACAATATAAGGAAGTTTAATTCCTGACGGCTCACCAGTCTGTGCATTGACATCTTCAAAACCTTCAATGTCTAAATTCACATGACATTCTAATAAAGTAAATACATCTTCATTTGCTGTTTTAGAAATTCCTTCAAGCTCTCGTTCTTTTTTATCTATTTCCGATTCTTGATTTCCAGGTCTTCCAATATCAATGTCTCTATAAAAACCAGCAACCTGTTGTTTACGTAATTCGTTTTCAGAAATTTTTACACGATGAATAATTGCTTCCGCATCATCTAATGAGGTAGCTGTGTACGGAACAATTAAATCATCTGCAGGAACGAACTTCGATACCGCTCGTCCTTCCACTTCATCATAATAAACTTTTTTAAAAGTTGATCCTGATAATGGTAAGTGAAATAACATAGAATCAAATTCTGGTTCGTATTCTTTCATCTGATCCATAATTTGATAATTCATAAAATCTTTAACACGAGTTGCCTGTTGCACTTTTTCTGGAGTTTGTAATCCAATGATCTGTGTTCGAACCGGTCCATCTGCCGGTAATAATTCTTTATAGGCTAATGCTTGAAACTGTGTAACTGCTTCTGCTAATACTGGATGCGTTGCACCACTTGCTCCTTGAAAGGGTTCTGTTCGATTGTCATATTTAAAACCTAAAAGATCTAAACCTTGTGTGTAAGTTTTTTCCCAATCTTTTCTTGACGAAATATATTCTTGATATTTAGAAGTTAGTTCGGATGCCATTCTTCCAAGAACATCCTCCGGTAAAAAATCTGCTAGGTTTGCATAATGCTCGTCACCACCTTCAGGAGTTGCAGCAGCCGGATCTAAATTAATATCTACCGAACCATCTTCATTCTCTTGAATGTCAACAGGTCCTAAAGATTCTTGTTCTGTTTCAACTTCTTCAACTACCTGTTCTCTAATTTCTTCTTCACCAGGTATATTAAATTCTTTTCGTGGTTCGTTGGGTAGTGCCTTGTCCACGTTGTCCATATTGTCTGCCATTTATTTTTTCTCCAGATTGTTGAACTGTTTTAACAGTATTATACGAAATATTCAAGCCCTGAGGCATGGGTCCTGATTTAGGGGGAATAGTTGTAGTTAAACGTTTAGTCATCAATTATTTTCTTTACGTTTTCAATAGGATCAATAATCTCGTTTTCAAAATCAATATCCACATCACCATCTTGACCATATCTTGCTATTTCTTGACCTTCGTTAGTAAACTCTCCTGGAACTTTATACGAGGTTCCGGCTTCAGGGTCTACTTCATAACCTGGTTTTCTGTATTCAACAATAGCCGGTGCACCTTTATCTGTAGTAAATTGAAGTTCAATATTCTCTCCATCTTCTAAAACTTTAACACCTTTATATTCGTAATATGCACCTCCTCTACTAAAATCAGACACCCTATCTAATTTATCTATGATCCCTTTATTTTTTACAGCATTAACTAAATCAAAAAATAATTTTTCTGCTTCTGATTGTGCAGCTTTAGTTGCAACTACACCTGTCTTTGCACCACCTTTAAATAAATCTAATATGTTAATTAATCCTGTTGCTAGTCCACCAGCGATACCTCCACCAATACCAATTTTTTTTAATGTAGCTCTTTTCTTAGGATCTTCTGGTCCTTCTGCAAAAGATAATCTACCACCATTAGCTAACTGTATCCGGCCTCCCATTTTCATATATAGAATTGGTGACATACCAGACAAGTAAGGTTGTGTATCAATTCCTTGAGCTTCATAAAATTCTTTAGCAGCTCTTGGTCCGTACTTCATTGCATATTCTTTTATTCCTTTACCAACTTGTTCTTTTTCAAATGCAGGAACTTGTGCAGCAACACCAGTTGGCATTGCAGAAATTCTATCTAGATAATCCATTCCTGTATAATCAGTTGCTTGTGCTTGTAATGCCGGTATATCAAAACGTGTTAAAAGTGGATATTGAGACTTACCACCTCCAGTTTCTAAAAATCCTTTTAATGTAGTTGGATCAGATGGTTTTAAAATTCCAGATTGTTGTATCTCATCCGAAAAACTACGAATGTTCTGTAGAGCTTTATTTGATGTTTCAAAATTACTAGTTGCCGGATAATATTTTTCAAAATCTTGCGTAGCTTCAGTATCTAGTTTTGCTAATGTTTTAAATTGATTAGCAAATTGTTTTTGTAAAGCTTTTTGTTGTGGTTCTCTTCCTATCTCTTTTTGCATTACACCTTCTTCAGAAGGAATTAGTCCTAATTGTTCTGATTGTGAAAATAATTTATCGAGTTCACCCATTGCAGTTATTTTTTTCTGTAAAGCTTGTTCTCTACCATACAATGCATATTCTATACTATCCGTTCCAAACTTTTCTCCAACCTGTTCCATTGCATCTTTACCTGCACCAAATAAACCTGCAGTCGTTGCACCAATCGCACCTTCAATATCTCCACGTAATAAATGTGGCATAGCAAATGCTCCTTCAATTCCAATATCAATAGGAGCTACAATTTTACCAAATACTTTTCCAAAATTTTTAGCAACGTTTGTTAATCGTGTTTTACCTGCTGCGGTTTTAGCATCAATCTTCATTCCTTGTACGATGTCATCTGCACTACAAGTCGCACCTGGAACTAAACCTGTTGCGGCTCTTGCTCTACCTGCAATACCACAATAATAATTTAAAGTTTTACCAAAGTTAATTTTATTATTTCTATATTTCTCAACAACCTTTGGAAAGTTTTCAAAATTACCACCTTCTATTTCTGTAATAAATTTTTCTAGCTGCGGATTTTCTGCAGCCTGTCTTATAATTTGTTCAGTTCCTTTTTCAGTACCACCTATTTCCATAAAGTATTGTCCAAAAGCTTTTTCAGGTTCATACATAAATTGAAAGTTTTTTGTTGGAGTAACTTTACCTTTAATAATTTTATAGGCATCCTTGCCTTGTGTTTCTGGATATACAGATTTAGTTAAATCATTTAATTCTTTTAAATTTTTGTCTACATCTATTCCTTGTTCAATATTATTTAATAAATTTTTTCTAGAAGTAGAATAACCTTTCCATCCTAGTTCATAATTTCTAGCAGAAGTCATACCAATTAAATTTTTTAATGCACGCATAATGTCATCAGGATTCTCCATCTTTACAATTTCTGCAATTCCTTCTGCATGATCTAAATTAAATTTTAAACCTTCATCTAGAGTAGATAAGTCAAATATTTCTTTTAACTTATCACTTTGCTTTGCCATAAATCTTTTAATTGAAGTCTCACCATTTAAAACTTGTTTTAATTGTTCTGGAGTTAATCTTGATTCAATCTGTGCTAATTTTTGTTCATATGCAGCTCCAGAGGCTTGTTTTTTTCTGTTAAAAATTTCCATTTCTTCTGGAAAGAATTGTTTAACAATACCTGATCTAAATTTACCGTTTCCTACTTTGTCGTCTCCTAGTATAAATAAAACATCTCCAGCATTTTCTAATGCATCTGCATATTGTTTTCTAGCTAGTATTTTAGCTTCTTTATCTAACTGTGATTCTCCATAAAACTTTTTATCTGTGTTATAATATTTTAGATAATTTCCTATTCTTTTTTGAAGATCTGGATCAGAATTAATTTTATTTGTATAGAATAATTTTTTAAAATAATTCTCTGCTTCTTTTATTCCAACGTTAGGAAGATCTTTATATTTAGCTTGTCTACCACTTGCACTTTTAATACCAGATTCATCAAATTCTTTTATTAAAGCTTTTTCAAATTTATCATAATCTCTAATACCAAAGTTAATGATATTTTTATCAACAAAAGTATTTACAAAATCGTTAATTTGTTTTGCTTGTTTTTCAACAGCTACATTTTTTTTTGCTAAACCCGCTGCTTGTTTTTCATCTTTCTTAGATAAAAGATCTTGATAAAAAACATCTGCTTCTTCTTTTGTTGCAAAGAATTTATCTCCTTCATTAAATCCGCTTTGTCCTTCTCTTTTACCAAATTTAGGATCTCTAAATCTAACTTTCCATTTACCTTTATTCTCTCCAGTTTTTAATAATACAGGTCCAGCAAAACCCATTCTTGATCCAAGATCCTCGCCTTGAATTGCTCCACCACCAATTGTATCTTTTCTAGATGAGAATAGTCGTTTTGGCTTTTTCAGCCACGCCATCATTTGTTCGTATTCACCAATCTTCATTTAGAACCCCATTAAATAGTTGAGGCCACCATTAGCGTTTAATTTTCTTCTAACTGCTTTATCAAACTCAGCTTGGAATTTATCTGATTGACCATATTTTTCTAATAGCTGATCATATAATTCTGGATCACGTCTTCTGTCTTTTATCATTGTAAGAGTTATGCCTTGCATGTCTTTATCCATTGCCATAATTTGATCTGCAAAAGCTTCATCAATTTCAGGATAATTTTTTAATAATTTTTCTCTACTCAATTTAAAACCACTAGGCATTGGTGGTACATCTACACCTATTCTTTCACCTTCAGCTGTTCTAGGTAATCTACCTTCTCTTATATCTGTTATTCTTTGGCTAAGTACATCTTCATCTTCAATGTAAAACTTTTTAGATTCTGGATACATTTTTTGAGTTGCTTCTTGTCCAATTAATTTCCCTTTCTTATTAATGTAAGGTGTATTAAATGGATAAGCTTTTTTTAAATTATATCCTTGTTGTAAATCTTTTAGTGTGACACTTGGATCTCCACCTGCTTGTACAAAGTCATCATAAAAATCTTCTATCGTTCCAATGTCTACATCTATTTTTTCACGTTCAATTATTTTTTCATTAGAAGGTCTAATAGGATTTCTTTCATTAAAACCTGCAAACAATTCTTGTTCAGCTCTTTTTCTTGCAGCTGCCTCATTCATTGCTTTTGTAGTTTTACCTACAGCAGTTGAGCCCGGTGCAATCTCATTTACTTTTTTTAATAAAGATTGAATGATACCTAATTTACCAGGACCATCTTTAAATCCAATTCTACCACCATCCGCAAAACCTTCTGGTTCAAATTTTTCTTTTAAAAATCTTTTTAATAAATTTTTATTAAAAGATAACCCTTGATCTTTTAATTGAGTGTGCACGTAATTAATATAGTTATCTAAACCTTGGTTCTCTAAAAACTTAGTCGCTTCATCACTATATAAAATCTCAGTAACAATATCATCTGCACCTGCAATATCTTCAACTGATTCTTGAATAAAAATTTTAGCAGTTGCATCTTTATATTTTGGTTTTGATTTAAATTCATTAGGTACAACTTTACCTTCTAAATCCATGTCAAATAATTCATCTATTAGTTCTTT